CGGATGAATCCACCATGCGCCGCATCTGTACCGTGAAGAAAATCAGCAGCAACGAGTTTAAGCAGCTTGTTTCCGCTGGCGGTGCGACCGTTAACCACGGTGAAGAGGGTAAGACACGCGAACAGACCAGCACCCCGCAGATTAACGAGGTGAGCATTAAGCTGTATCCGGTCTATGCGTACCCGCGCACCACACAGGAAATCGTGGATTTTTCCGATGTGGACATCCTTTCATGGCTGACGGGTGAGATTGGCGACACCTTCACGGAAACCGAAGAAAGCGATCTGGTTGTGGGCGACGGTGACAAAAAAGCAAAAGGTTTTTTATCCGTACCCCGTGCAGAGAAGAACGACAAAGAGCGTGATTTTGGTACGTTGCAGGTAATTAAACCTTCCGAATCTCTGGCGTGGACATCTGCGGACCCGCTGATCGACCTGAAATTTGCATTACGTAAAAAATACCGCAAAAACGCGGTCTGGGTGGTTAACTCCACGACGGCCGCAAAACTTCAGAAGGTGAAGAACGCGAACGGTGATTACATCTGGCGCGACCGTTTACAGGCGGGTGATCCTGATACGTTGCTGGGCCTTCCGGTCGAATATCTGGAGTTTATGCCTGATAACGTTATTGCCCTGGGTGACTTCAAACGCGGTTACTACATTGTTGATCACGAAACAGGTGTTCGCACCAGACCGGACAACCTCACAGAGCCGGGCTTCATCAAAATTTTCACGCAGAAATATTTAGGCGGTGGCGTGGTGGATTCGAACGCGATCAAGATTCTGGAACTGCCACAGGACGACGATTAACAGCATACAGAAGGGGCTTAAAAGCCCCTTTAGTGTTTTATGGGTGAAAAAATTATGAAGAGTATGGAAATCCGGTCATCGGAAATCACTACCAGCGGAGCCGGTACGCTGACGGGCTACGTTGTTCGCTGGGATAAGCTTTCAGAACTGCTATGGGGGGAGTTTTACGAAAAATTCCAGCGGGGGGCGTTTACTGAGTGGCTTGCGGCGGGTAATGACGTTCGCGGCCTGTATGAGCATGACCACAGCATGTTACTGGGGCGCACCCGTTCCGGCACGCTGAAACTGGAAGAGGACGAAACAGGGTTACGCTTTGAACTGACCCCACCGGATACCAGTACAGGGCGCGACGTTATCGAACTGGTTAAGCGTGGGGACATCTCGGGGATGAGCTTTGGCTTTCGCTCCCGTAAGGATGTATGGGATACCACAACAGATCCATGCGTGCGCACCGTGCTGGTGGCGGAACTGTACGAAATTACCGTTACATCGGTACCGGCTTACCCCGATTCCGGCGTGGAGCTGGCCCGCCGTTCCCTGTATGAGCAGCACCCCGAAAAAATGCCGCGTGCGGATAATCGCCGCTGGTGGGTGGATTTAGCGGGGGTGTGATATGTGGCTTTTCAGAAGAAAAAAAGAGCAGCGCAGCATGACGCTTGATGAATTTATGGCGCTGGCTGGCACATCGAACACGGGGGCGGGTGAGTACGTATCATCGGGGACAGCGGAATCACTGCCCGCCGTCATGAACGCCGTGACGGTCATCTCTGAGGCGGTGGCTACCATGCCGTGTTACCTGTACCTGGTACGCAATGAGAAGGGGAAGGAGGCCCGCGAGTGGCTTGATTCTCATCCGGTCGATCACATCCTCAACGAGCGCCCGAACGCGTGGCAGACTCCCTACCAGTTTAAGCGAATGATGATCCGCCACTGCCTGTTAAACGGAAATGCTTATGCGGTGATTCAGTGGGGGCGTGATGGTTTTCCGGCGGCTTTACATCCTTACCCGCCGCAGTCGGTGAACGTGGAGCAGACAGGAGAACACAACTGGCGCTATTGCATCACTGACGCCTACACCGGAAACACCCGCAACTATTTACCGTGGGAAGTACTTCACCTTCGTTACTCCACGGATGACGGCTTTATGGGGCGCTCACCTGTAACCATCTGCCGCGAATCGCTGGGGCTTGGGCTGGCCCAACAACGCCACGGCGCGAGCGTGATGCGTGATGGCATGATGGCGGCAGGGGTTATCACGTCAGGCGAATGGCTGGACGGCGTGAAAGGCAAACAGGCATTAGCCGCACTGGAACGCTATAAAGGGGCCAAAAACGCCGGAAAAACGCCCATCCTTGAAGGGGGCATGAGTTACCAGCAGCTGGGCATGAGTAACCAGGACGCCGAATGGCTGGCCTCCCGTCGCTTCACCATTGAAGACATCGCCCGAATGTTCAACGTCTCGCCGATTTTTCTGCAGGAATACAGCAACAGCACCTACAGCAATTTCAGCGAGGCAAGCCGCGCATTTCTCACCATGACGATGCGCCCGTGGCTGGCGAACTTTGAGCAGCAGATAAAAAACGCCCTGCTGGTGGTCTCGCCTGTACCTGGTATCCGGTATCAGGTGGAGTTTGACAGCGCGGACCTGTTACGGGCCACACCTGGCGAACGCTTTGCCACCTATGAGCGAGGCATCAAATCCGGTGTTATGTGCCCGAACGAAGCCCGCGAACGAGAAGGGTTGTCTCCGCGTGATGGTGGTGATGAGTTCAGCCAGGCATGGAAACAGGAAGTAAAAATCAGCGAGGGAGAAAAACCGGAATGAACATAGGGCGACTGCGTGACAGGGTAACGATTCAGACCCTGAAACAGACCAGAGCCATGACGGGCGAAATACTCGAAACGTGGGAGGACGGTCACACACTCTGGGCAAGCGTGAACATGGTCAGCAGCAAGGAGGCCATTTCATCGGGTGCAGAGCTGGCGATTGGTACCGTAAGGATCTGGATACGGTACCGGAAGGACATCAACGCCACCAGCCGGATAAAGGTCAATACGGGGCCGCTGGCGGGGCGTGTACTGAATATCATCGGGCAGCCGCTGCCGGATGCCGCCAGGACACGCCTTGAAATTCTTTGTCGTGAGGGCGCGGAAAAATGACAGAAGAACTTATCACCCTGGAAGAAGTGAAACTCCATTGCCGCATCGATGGCGACGAGGAAGACCAGTTAATCAGCGGATACATTGCCGCATCGCTTGAGGCGTGCCAGATACACATAGGCAGGCGCTTTGATGACGGGCTGGGGTTCACGCCAGCCATAAAGATTGGCTGCATGATGTTTATCGCTCACCTGTATGAGAATCGCCAGATTGTCGCGGATAACGCAAAAACACACGTACCCATGACGATAGGCGCACTCTGGACGGCTTACCGTGATGTGGGGGTGTACTGATGCCGTGGCAACCATTAAGACGATGTACAGAACCAGGCTGCAACAGGCGCGTGAAGTCCGGCAAGTGTGAGGAGCACAGACGCAGCGCACGCCAGCAGCAGGACAGCCGGAGAGGCAGCAGCAGGGAGCGAGGGTATACGAGGCAGTGGGAGAAATACCGCGCCATGTATCTGAGTAAAAACCCGTTATGTGCGCATTGCCTGGAAAAAGGAATATACACGCCCGCCGTGGTGGTGGATCACATTATCCCAATCGATGGCGGTAATGATGTTCTCTTCTGGCCTGAGTGGAATCATCAGCCATTGTGCCAGGCGTGTCATAACCAGAAAACGAAATGGCTTGATCCGTCCACAAAAAACAAGCGTGCTGCGGGTGGATTCCGTGAGGAGGAAGAACGGGCCGCTAACCGCAATAACTGGATGTATGGCGCTGATGAATGAGCGGGAACAAAACCGCCTTATCCGTGGACTGATAAGGCAGCGTGACGCATGGAAGGCACAGGAAACAGGGCATAAAGATAAAGCATCAGGACGCGCAGAACGCATCACAGCGACGCGATTAAACGACCGTGACCGCGAGGTTATGGAATGTTTCCGCAATCGCTGATGAGGCAGCCGGACGGGGTGGGGGGAGTTTTCAGGACGAACCCGACCCCGCCCAGAACCGAACGCCTCCTCAAATTTTTATGCACGGGAATTTTTTGAAAAATAATCTGGCGAAAAAATAAGCATGGCAAGACCACCGAAAGCCCCCGCCTACCTGGATGATATCGCCGTGAAGCAGTGGCGGGAAAAATCGCGGCAGCTTGCGGAACGGGGTGACCTGACTCCCGCCGACTGGAGTAATCTGGAACTGTATTGCGTCAATTACTCGATATACCGGAAAGCCGTCGCAGACCTTGCGGCGCGCGGGTTCAGCATTGTTAACAGTCAGGGCGGAGAGAGCAGAAACCCCGCATTAAGCGCAAAATCCGACGCTGAAAGAGTGATGATAAAAATGGCCTCTTTGCTCGGTTTTGACCCGATAAGCCGCCGTAAAAATCCACCGGAAACAGAAGAAGAGGACGAGCTTGACCGCCTGGAATAAGTACGCAGAAGACGTAAAAACGGGCAAAATTCCGGCCTGTAAACGGCTGAAACAGGCCGTTAAACGGTACTTTTCGGACCTTGAAAGCCCCCTTTACACGTTCGATCGTGAGGTTGTGGAGCGGTTTATTGCCTTTTCCAGGGTGTGTCCGCACGTAAAAGGGCCGATGCGTGGCAGACCCATTGAGCTGGAGCCGTGGCAGCAGTTCGCCTTTGCGTGCATCCTCGGCTTTAAGGTTAAGGCCACCGGACGGCGCAAATACACGAGCGCCTTTATCGAAGTGCCACGCAAAAATGCGAAATCCACGACCGCCGCGATTCTGGCTAACTGGTTTCTGATTATGGAGAACGGGCAGCAGGATATTT